CAGCGAAAAAGAGCGCCGAGATATTACGAAGGGGGTGTTATTTGTGGCGAAAAACAAGGCCGAGGGCCGGACGAGCCGGGCAGGTGCGCCGACATGTGCCGCAGATGCCGCCCCGACCGCCGCCCAGCTGGAGCTGGCGAAGCTGGTGAACCTGTTCAGCCAGCTTCCCGAAAACGAACGGCTTTTCCTCCAGCCACTTTTGGAAAACGCGGCTTTCATGCGTGCGACGCTGGACGACCTGCAAGGCGAAATCATTCGTTCCGGCGCAGTTGAGGCATATCAGAACGGCGCTAACCAGCATGGCGTGAAGATCAGCGCAACCATCCAGGCGTATAACCAGATGATGAAAACATACTACGCCCTGATGGACAAGCTGCTGGCAAAACTCCCTGCAGGAGAAGGGGAAAAGGATGCTCTTTCCCGGTTTAGGTTATGAGCGACGAAAACGCCATCCTCCAATACTACCAGGCCATCGTGAACGGCAGCGTCGTGGTGGGCGAGTGGATCAGGAAACTGTACGATGTGATCGTGGACGGGCTGGAGACCCGCCGCTGGTTTTTCGACGCCCGGAAGGCCAATAACTGTATCCGGTTCATGGAAACCTACTGCCACCACAACAAGGGCCCGCTGGCCCCAGGCTACTTGAAGCTGAGCCTGTGGCAGAAGGCGGCGCTCTCCCTGATTTTCGGGATCGTGGACGCGGACGGGCACCGCCAGTTTAACGAGGTAATCATGGTGGTGGGCCGCAAGCAGGGAAAAACGCTGCTGGCGGGCGGCATCGGAAATTATGTGGCCTATGTCGCGGGGGAGTTTGGCTCTGAAATCTATTATCTGGCTCCGAAGCTGGATCAAGCCGATCTGTGTTTCGGGGCTTTCCAATTCAATGTGGAGCATGAGGGCGATCTGGCTCGGCGCACCAAGAGCACAAAAAGCCGGGGCTTGTACATCGCCGAAAGCAACACGACGATTAAAAAGCTGCCGTTCAGTGATCGGAAGTCCGAAGGCTATAACCCCATGCTGTATGTGGGTGACGAGGTGGCCAGCTGGCCGGGCCAGCGCGGGCTTCGCCAATGGGAAGCGATGGCATCCGGCACGGGTGCCCGCGAGGAGCCGCTGGGCATTGCGATCAGCAGCGCGGGCTATGAGAACGAGGGCATTTTTGACGAGCTGGTTCGGCGCGGCACGGCGTTCCTCAACGGGAACAGCCGGGAGGAACACATTTTGCCCATCCTCTACATGATTGACGACCTGGGCAAGTGGAACGATCTGAACGAGCTGCAAAAGAGCCTTCCGGGCCTGGGCGAAAGCGTGAGCGTGAAATTCATTCTCCGCGAGATCGCCACCGCCGAGAGCAGCCTGAGCAAGAAATCCGAATTCATCACCAAGTACTGCAACCGGAAGCAGAACGCCAGCATGGCGTGGTTCAGCCGGGAAACGGTGGACAAGGCGTTCGGCTGGAATTACCGTTTGGAGGATTTCCGCAACTGCTATTGCCTGGGCGGGATCGACCTTTCCCAGACCACCGACTTAACCAGCGCCTGCATCCTGATCGAGCGCGATGGCGTGATCTGGGTTTTCTCTCATTTCTGGCTGCCCTCCGAAAAGTTGGGCGAGGCGACGGCGCGGGATGAAATCCCCTATCAGGCCATGATCGACCGGGGCTTTCTCACCCTGAGCGGGGACGCTTTCGTGGATTATAAGGACGTGTATCGCTGGTTCACCAGCCTGGTGCAGGAATATAAGATTTTCCCCTTGATGGTGGGCTATGACCGATACAGCAGCCAGTACCTGATCCAGGACATGGAGCAGTTTGGTTTCCATACGGATTCGGTGTATCAGGGCTTCAACCTTTCCGGCATTTCCGATAATTTCGAGGGGATGCTCAAGGAAGGCACCATCCGCTGCGCGGATGACAATGACCTGTTAAAAATCCATTTGCTTGACGCCGCGCAAATGATCGAGACCAATACCAACGCCCACGCCAGGAAGAAGCTGGTGAAGCTGAGCAAGTACGCCCACGTGGACGGGGTGGCGGCGATCCTGGACGCGCTGTGCATGCGCCAGAATAAATGGGCCGAGCTGGGCGGACGTTTGATGAATGCGGGGTAATGAACGATGGGTGTGTTTGAAAAAATTTTCGGGAAAAGGAGACCTCCTGCCTTGGCAGCGTCGCAGGCGTTCCGGATGCTGGAGGGCTACTCCCACGCATTCACCACCTGGCAGGGCTCCATCTTTGAAAGCGATATGATCCGAGCCGCGCTGGACGCCCATGGGCGGCACGCCGCCAAGCTGCAGATCCATCTGGATGGCAGCGCTAAGCCCAACCTGCGCAGCCGCTTGCAGATCATGCCGAATGAATTCCAGACCTGGCCGCAGTTTCTGTACCGGCTGGCGGTGGTGCTGTACGCCCGGAACACGGCGTTTATTGCGCCTGTGCTGGGCGAGTATGGCGAAACCAACGGCGTGATCGGCATCACCCCTTCCCACTGGGACCTGGTGGAGGACAAGGGAACGCCCTATATCCGCTTCCATTTCAGCGACGGGAAGCGCATGGCCATCGAGCTGTGGCGGGTGGGCATCCTGACCCGGTACCAGTACAAGAACGAGCTTTTCGGCGAGGACAACGAGGCCATGCGGGCCACGCTGGACCTGATCGCCATCCAGAAGCAGGGCATCGAGGCGGGCGTGAAAAACGCGGCCACCTATCGCTTCATGGCGGTGAGCAATAACTGGAACACCGACGAGGACTTGGCCAAGGAACGGGAGCGCTTCGATAAATTCAACTTCGCCAAGGGCGGCGGCGGCGTGCTGCTGTTCCCCAACACCTACAAGGATGTTAAGCAGATCACCCAGGACAGCTACAAGGTAGACGCGGACCAGATGAAGCTGATCAAAGCGAACGTCTACGATTATTTCGGCGTGAATGAGGATATTATCCAGAATAAATCCTTCGGCGACGCGTGGCTGGCCTTTTATGAGGGCGCGGTGGAATGGCTGGCGATCAACCTTTCGGAGGCCCTCACCCGGATGCTGTATTCCGAGCGGGAACGGCAATTCGGGAACCGGGTATGGTTTACCAGTAACCGGTTGCAGTATATGAGCAACGCCGATAAAATGGCGGCGATTTCGCAGCTGGCCGACCGGGGCCTGATGACCAGGAACGAGCTGCGCGATATTCTGAACCTCTCCCCGCTGCCGGAACCCTACGGATCCCAGATCCCCGCCCGGGGCGAGTATTACAACGTGAACGAGAGCCAAGGAGGCGATACCAATGCCGATCAGGAGTGACCGGGAATACAGGCGCATCGATGTGGCTGCCCTGGAAGTCAGGGAGGATCAGGACGGGCGGAAAATCGTAGAGGGGTACGCGACCACGTTTGGAAATGAGTACAAGCTGTGGGGCGATAATTCCTATGAGGTGCGGGAGAGCATCGACGCCCATGCTTTTGATAACACCGATATGGCCGACGTGATCATGCAGTACGATCACGAGGGCCGCGTGTTTGCCCGCAGGAGCAACGGCACCTTGGAGGTGGCCCCCGATACCAAGGGCCTGCATATCCGCGCCGATCTGGGCGGAACCGAGCTTGGCCGCCAGCTTTATGAGGAGATCAAGGGCGGATACACCAATAAAATGTCCTTCGGCTTCACCGTTTCCAAGCAGGAACGCACCGAGGAACTGGTGGAAGGTAAAACCATCGTACACCGGAAGATCACCGGGATCAAAAAGCTGTATGACGTTTCCGCCGTGTCGCTGCCTGCCAACGACGCGACTGAAATATCCGCGCGGAATTTCAGCGAGGGAGTGATCGCTGAGATTGAGAAGGAGCTTCTGGCCGTGAAGGCCCGCCAGCGGAAGATCCAGAAAATCAGAATCATGATGGAGGTATGAACCCATGAAGTACAAGACCATTGAGGAAATCATGGAGCGCCGGAACCAGATCAAGGCTGAGATGGAGAAGGAAGGCGCGGACCTGGACGCTCTGGAGAAGGAAGTCCGGGAGCTCAAGGAAAACGAGGAAGAGCTGCGCCGGGCCGCGCAGGCAGATGCTGAAAAGCGGCGCATGATCGCCGAGGGCCTGGGCAACACCCAGCAGCGGCACACCCCCGAACCCGAAAAGCCTGGTCTGGCCGAGATTCGGAAGAGCAAAGCGTACATCGACGCCTACGCCGAGTACATCAAGACTGGCGATGATCGGGAATGCCGCACCCTGCTCACCACCAACGCGCCCCAGAACGGCACCATTCCCGTGCCCGAATTCCTGCAGAGCATGATCGAGACCGCCTGGGAGAAGGATGAAATCCTGAGCCGGGTTTCCCGCAGCTACATCAAGGGCAATTTGAAGGTTCCCTTTGAGCTGTCCGCCGATCCTGCCGTGGTGCACCCCGAAGGCAGCGCCGCGCCCGCCGAGGAGAATATCACCTTCGGCCTGGTGGAGCTGAAGCCCGAAACCATCAAGAAGTGGGTTTCCTTCTCCGATGAAGTGCAGGCCATGAAGGGCGAGGAATTCCTGCGCTACATCTACGATGAGCTCACCTATCGGGTAACCCGTAAGCTGGCCGACGAAGTGATCGACGATGTGGCGGATGCGCCCGCCGCAAACTCTGCCACCGCTATCGGCGTGCCTGTGGTGGATATGAACCCTGGCCTGCTGACCATTCCCACCGCCGTTGCGCATCTGCATGAGGACGCCCGGGACCTGGTAATCATCATGAACCGCCTGACCGAGGTGGAATTTCTGGCCGCGCACGCTGCTGGCAATTTCGCCATCGACCCGTTCGCTGGCATCCCCCGCATCTACACCAGCCACATCCCGGAGTATGTACCTGATACTGAGGCTGAAAGCCCTGTACTCTATGCAATTGTTGCTGACTTGTCCGGTATTCGGGTGAATTTCCCCGAGGGCGACGGCATGGTGATCAAGTACGATGACCTCACCCGCAAGAAGGAAGACATCGTGGAAGTGCTGGGCCGCATCTACGCGGGCCACGCCATCACGAAGCTCGGGCGCTTCGTGAAGATCTGCTCCCCCGGCAAATGAGAGTAAAACTCACGCGCGACGCGCGCATCCGGCATAAGGCCGGGGAGATCGTGGAGGTCTCCCCCGCCGAGGCCGGATTTTTGCTCTCCATCGGTAGCGCTGTGGCTGCGCCTGGGAAACCGCCCGAAAAACCCAGCCAGCCCAAGAAGGCCAAGGAAACGAAGAAATAAAAACGGGGTGAGTGGAAATGCTGGAAGCGGTAAAGGCGGCGCTTGGCGTTACATCGGACGCGCCGATCATCGTCAACGAAATTGAGGACCTGATCCTCTCGGCGCTGTATGATCTGCAAACAAACGGCGTGAACGCGCTCAGCATGCGCGACGACCCGCTGATCATCCAGGCCGTGAAAACCTATTGCCGGGCGCATTTCCACTCCCCCGCCGACTATGACCGCCTGCTGGCCGCGTATGAGGAACAGAAGGGACACCTGATGAACTGCACCGGGTACACCGATTGGAGCGTGATCGCCGATGGTGAGGGCTGATGTGGTGACCCTGCTGGGGGAACGCCCGGAAGCGCACGGCGTGTTTGATGCGCCGCTGTACAACGC